TTCTTCGCCAAGATCAAGCAGTTCCGAGCAATCGCCACCCGCTACGAGAAGACCGCACGGAACTTCCTGGCCGCCGTCCAGCTCGTCGCAAGCGTTGTTTGGCTTAATTGATGACAGACCCTAGTGCTTACGCGATCGGAGGAGATGCAGAGGCTCAACGACAGTGCCGCGCCCTATGGGCGCGCATATATTTCGTTCAAAACTACCATCTCACCATGACGAGCCCAGGGGCCCCAGATCCGCCTGGGTTTGCTGTGTTGCTGCTGAGCCCAGTCCCTGATCCCGATGCTCCACCACCGGGCGACTGCCCGCCTAGCGCGTAGCTCGTCGCAACGCAGACGCCACTGCCACCAAAGGCCCCGGCACCGCCCGCACCGCCGATATTGCCCAATCCGTTCCCGCCACTGCCCCCTGCTATATTGATGTCACCGAGAGAGCCCATACCCACCGACGATGCACCAAGCCAAGGGTTAGCAACCGTAGCTAGCGGATTAAGCCCGCCGCCCGTTGCCGATACGTAAGAGCCAAAGCTGCTGCTGCCACCGGGTCCAGGTGGGGTGCTGGTGCCGCCTGCAGATCCACCAGTGCCGACCGTAACCGGAATTATCTGACCTGGCGTCAGTCCAGTAATGCGTTTGCGAGCATATCCACCGCCCGCGCCGCCGCCGCTTGGGATGGTCGAGGTAGAAGCGAATGAACCACTTCCGGCACCCCAAACCTCCACCTCTATCTGTGAAACACCGGCCGGCACGACAAAGCCGCCGGATACCGCTATGGACTGAACCCCGGAACCGAATCCCGGGCGCAGGACGGGAAGCTTACAACTGAGAAATGGCGCGGTCGGTAGCACCGCGATGGACGTGCCGGTGATTGCCGTCTGACCATAAGACGCCGTGATGACGTAGAGACCGACCCATCCGTTATCGACGGGCGGTGTCGCCTGCGCCCCGGCGTTTGCTGGCGCTCCGGCCTTCAGCTGAAGCTGAACGCGCTGCGTCCGCGAGGTATTTTGAGCAACACCGGAATTCGTCGGGCCGCTATAAGGCTGGGATGGACTTGCCGCATTGTAATATGGCAGGACCACCGGCGTGCTGTCGGCCTCCTGCAGTGCCGCCTGGATCAGGAAATTGGCCGCCTGCCCGGACGTTGTCGGTGGGGTGACCGTGAAACTGGTCGACGCAAGATTGATGCCCATCTTGACCAGTTGGTCGGTGCTGTCAGCCGAGAGCGACCCATAGGCCAGGGTATCAACCACCGACAGCTGAGTGATGCTGCCTGGACCAACGGTGATGCTCAGCGATGCGGGCGTCGTCGGCGTGCAGGCCAGCCCATCGACGACCGTGCTGGTACCCAGGACCAGTTGCGCCAGGTATCCCAAAGCGATCATTGTACTGCGATTAAGCGACAAAAGATCGCTGTCGAGCGGGATAGCGCCGGGATAGACGATGTTCCTGTCCATAGGTCCTCTTGAATGTTCCTACGCCCTTCAGCAGAGCGAGCGACCGGCGATCAATTCTCGATGCGGGTCCAGGCGATAGCCGCCACCGGCAGCACGTCCGCGACAGCGGCCATAATATCACTATCGGTCACTTGGCCCTGAACCATAGCCAGACTGGCGTACTCAATGGCACCGACGCCATACGCACCAACCGGATCCGACCACCCCGCGACAATGGCAATGCCACTGCCAGCTGGGCGATAAGCGGCGACAAAGCATTGGTATGGCAGCGCCAAACTGCCCCAGCCCCCAGCCAGGCCATAGCCAACACCGCCAAGCGCATAACCGCCCGTATCGGTGGTTCGCATCGGCTCAAAAATCTTCGGAACCCGACCAGTCAGATTTTGAACAGCATTGACGATCGACTGCCGCGTACCGTGCTCTTGTAGCAGACTGCTTTGGATCAGCGACCGAAATGCGTCGTCACTTTCGCCGGCCCGACGCAGTAAACGATTGCCAAAAAAGTCATTGGCGACGACGTCGAGCCAGACATCCGTCGCCGTAGCAATGCGTGTCTGGATCTGCACGTACCGCAGCAGCGAATATATGCACGACCACGCCCAAGCCAATCCCGAAAGCACGCCATCCAGAACGGGTGTTGAGTCGGAAAACCAACGTACCGGCAGCACCGCCTTTATCCGACCAAGCATATCCGACTGATCGCCCGTCATCTCAACTCACCGTCACCAAGCCGACCTTAACAACACCATTGACCGGAGGATCGATATCGGCCGTGCTCCCATTCAGTTGAATCCCGGTTACATTGGTAATTGCGCCCGAGGCGCCATAAGCGAGCTGGCTAACGCGACTTATTGGCAAGGTCGCGCCGATCGGAAGACTGTTGATAAAGCTTGTCACAGCCACAGATACAGGCTCAGCCAGTTGACCGCTTGTCGTATTGCCGGAGACAGTCAATGTAAGAGTCACGTTCACCACCGTTACGACCGGCGGCTGGACTGTAAAAATTGAGCCAACAGGACGGACCGCGTCAACGGCGTTCTGTACAGTGCTCAACAATGACGTGGGCGGGTAACCCGAGCCATCGTCGACGGTAACGACGAAGCTGCCCATCTGGACGCTGCCGTCCGGGTTTCGATTTTCCTGGATCGCATAAAGCAGTCCCTGCTGAATGCTGGTGACCGCATAGCCGACCGCAAGAACTGTGGCTCTTGACCGACTGTTGATATAGTTCTGAAAACGCGACCGGAAGGCCGCATCACTTTCCGCATCCAAGCCATTTTCAAAGGCTGCCGCGTTGGTGACTGCATCAATGCCTGGTATGGCAGATGCCAGCAGGGTAATCGATCCGGCCTGAACATTCCCACCGGAACCGGCAATCTGGGCAACCACCGGTACATCCATCGAGGCTGCGGTGGCCGCCATGACATAACCATTCTGGACGGCATTCCAGGCGGCGTTCGTGTTGTCGATGCTTATCGCGAACGTCTGCGTGCCATCAGAAGTACGAACGAGTGCACCCACGGGGACAAGGGCTGTACCAAGCACCGTGAATCGCGTAAACGTGACGACACCCGTCGCCGCGACGGCTGGCAGCCTGGTCAATCCGAAATCGGCCATCCAACTGTCAAGATCGCTCCCGGTACTCGTTGCCGCCCGGGTCGTCTGCAGCACAAGCAGGATCAGCCACTGCATCCACAATGCGACGGATGCGTTTGCTTCCAAGATTGCGCGAAGCGTTGACCCGACCGTTAGGTCCAGGAGTTGTGCAGCTGCCGATTGAACGGCCGCCGCCATGTTCTGCATCAAAGTGGTGAAATTTTGGAGGGAGAGTTGCATGACCTATGCGCCCACCGAGAACGATAAAACCTGGGTTTGCCCCGACATCGCATCGACGTATAGAATCTGGACGTAGACCGATCCGGTGCCACCGGATGGATACTGTACACTGACAGTCGGTTCGGGCGATCGAGCAACCGCAGCTTCCTTGAATATCTGACTGCGGATGACGGCCTCAATTTGTGACGCGTTCCCTGGTTGACCAATAAACTGTGCCAGACCCGCTCCGTAGTCGAGCTGCCAAATGTAATCGCCAGGATTGGTCATGAGACGGCGCAGCACGCGCTGCTGACCAAGTGATGATCCAGTTACGAGCGTCAGGTCGCCAGTTGAGCTAACTGAAATATCACTGCTCCACTGATGCGAAAGATCAAACACTGCTAATCCTGCTCGTTGGTGGTCGACGTTGCGCCACCTCGTGAATCGGTATGAATGTGCCCATCGTAATGCCCACGCAGTGACGCCAGCGAGCCGTGCCGGTCATAGACATCGCCCGCGACGTGCAGATCTCCCGAAATTTGGACCGTTCCATCGTTCCGTAGCTTCAGGAAGCTACCAGACCGATGCACGAGCCAAAGCTCACCCGCTGGAGCCTGCGGTGCACTTGCGATATTGCTGAAAGCCCGACCGACCACGACGCCGTGCTCGGCATCTCCTTCCTGCGCCAAGACGAACACCTGGTCGCCCGGCGCCGGCGGACAGCTCATCCCCCACCCCGCACCGACCCATGGCGACAGCAACGGAAGCCAGCCACTGAGTACAGACTCGGGCTGCAACATCACCCGCACTGTGGCATTCACAGGATCGACGGAGGTAACAAGCCCGAAGCGCGGCTGGGCCTGGATCTGGTCCAGCCGTCCTGCCTCGCTCTTCAGCGCGTTGACGAAGCGGTCCATGGGTTCTACCCAGTGACGCTGCCGACGACGTCCGCGGGCGTCGTGGTACTAACGCGCGGAGAGGTATTCCTTGCCCGTACGTGCTGGATGAAGCCGTGATCAATAGACAAGTGCCGGTCTATTACATCGATAAAGTAAGTCTGGTCGAAGTCCGTGGCGGTTCCAACCAGCTGGATCATGTTGCGTGGATCAAGTGTCAGATCGCCGGGCATAGTCGCCTCCCACACCCGTTCATGCTGCGTAAGCTCGGCGGCCTTTTGCTGTGCCAACTTCAGCGCGTCATTCATCGTCAGGTTGGGCCGGACGAAGACGTAATGCTGAGGCGATGCTGCCTGGCCGGCACTGTTAGTGCCACTGCCGCGCCGGCCAGAGGCTCGCACGGTCTGGGTGAACGCGTTCTGTTGGCGGCTGTTCCAGCTCTTGACCGTGACGACGATGTCCCGCGCAAGGGTCAGCGAGCGTTCCAGCCTCAGGTCCTGAAGGTGATTTGGTGTCACCGTATACGGCACGGTCAAAGAACCCGATACGGGCTGAAAATATAGCGATGTCCCGCTGACAAAGACGTCGAAATCTTCCTGCCCGGCAAGAAAAATCAAGAGATCCCACTCAGTCATGGAGCGGCTGAATTGGTTGAGGGCAATCCGATCGTGCTCGTTCTGGTAATAGCGACCAACTGGCGTCGTCGTTGGTGTAACGACCGGTGTCAGGTTGTGGCGCTGGGCGAGGATTGTGGCGATTTCACTGGACGTCCGATTTGCAAACGTCTCCTGAGTGCGGTTCTCGATCATCGCAGCCGTCAGATCACGGCCTTCGATTCGCAAAGTACCCGTCAGAACGTCGATCGCAACAGTGTCCACCAGTCCCTGGATCAGGCTTGCGAAGGTAGCACCACCATCAAGGCTGAACTGCACATCGGCGAGTATATTGGTCTCGGAGGCCCAATAAGCGGCATTCGCAGATAAATCGGCGCCGATGGCCATGACAGCACTGAAGCGATCGGCGGCATAGTGATTATTGGACGTGACGCCTGCTTCGACGACGCCCTGGATCGGCAGGCCATTGGTAAGAAGGCGTAATCGGGGTGCCCGCCAAGCCAATACGGTCGACTGGCGCGAACCCACTTGCTCGATCGGGCCGTTGCTGGCCGGAGAATTGACGCCCCCTAGGACGGTATCGCTTGTTAAATTACTGAGGGGCAACGCCGCCGCCTGCATTCGCGTCGACGTCGGGGATCAGCAGTGTAACGACACCGTTCAGCATCGGATCATCGATGCCGTTCAATTGGGCAATCCTGATCCATTGTGTGGCATCATTGAGCTGCTGCGCGGCAATCTGGAATAGATTGCTTCCGGCAACTGTAAGGGTCATCATCGTTAGGTGCTCGCATTTGCCAAATTAATAGCCGCACGACCCACAAAACTTTGTGCGATAGCAAGCTGACTGATCTGCTGAGATGCGCTGACGGCATCGCCAAGGTTGGCAATGCCGCTTTCTGCCGTACCAGATGACGCAATAGCATTGACCGGCAACGTCGTTTCAGCGGTGCTCATGGCGCTGGTTAAATTGGTTTGTGCGGCTACCAGGCCGGATTGAGCGGCGCCATACGCCGCCGTGTCCCGTACCGTGGCCGACGGGTCAGACATCGTCGTTTGAAGGGATGAAATATCGACGCCGCCGGATGCCGCCTGCCCGATCGCCACGCCGACATCGCTTAAGACGGACGCTCCCAGGGAGAGCGCAGTCTCTATGATCGCGCTGGCTTCGTCACGCAGCACTGTGCAGGTAATATTGTATGGTATCCAGTTGCTTGTAGTGTAGTCGGCCTGAAACTGGGCAATGACCACGGTGTAGAAGAAGACATCCCAAGTTAGTGGCAGCAGTGCGCCCGAGGCCCGCATTTCATCAAGCAATCGTGCCCGTAGTGTCGCGTTATCTCCACAGAAAATGCCGCTAAAGCAAATATCGGCGTCCTCGCGGCCGAGTGCATCAATCACCCGCACACCGCCCGGAAGGCGGTGCACGGCAAGGCGTTGCTTCCCACCGAAATTGATCCCGCAAGGCACCTCGAAGTCCTGAAAGACAACCGGCCCTAGGAGAAGTGTCGTGCTCGTCATAGCATACTGCTCTAACTGGGATGCCTGGATGCCGTATGGAAACGGCGTGAACGTGGTTTGACCCACTGATACGCGGTGGGTGGAAAGCGCTAGGAAGTAGCGATGCTAAATAGGCCCAGCAGCGTGTCGCTTGATGGAACCGTCATTAGGTCGACCCACCGATTCTCGCGACACTTCTGCGTTGACCTCCGTCAATCAATTGCCAATCGGTGCGCCGGCCCAGTTAGGCGTCATGCGCGGATCAAAGCCCGTTGCTCCAGCTTGTGGTCGCGTCACCTGCCGCTCGATGTACCGTGTGACCCACCGCCCGAGTGCTGCGCCGTCGAGATGAACTTCGGCATATGTTGGCCGGTCGGTCTGTTGCTGATCGGCGGCGGCCTCCGTCAGCCGAGATTGTAGCGGCTCCGGGGGTTGCGCGGCAGCAGAAACCAGTCGTTGTTCGTTGGGAACGGCAGGTGAGGCATATCGGAGAGGTGTCGACCCCACATTTGGGGATGCCGCGATCAGCGGTAATGGCGCGATCGATGGAGGTCGTGACACGACACGATTCCCCACCGAGCTGGGTGCCGGCACCGGCGGCGCTTCAGCAGGCGTTTTAGGCGAAATCTTGTTCCCAGGCCGAGCGATTTCGGACACGGGCGGCATCGGACGCGGCGCCATGGCAGGCTGGCTATCAGTCCGCTTGTGACGCATGGCCGTTGTTGCGATCGCTGCTCTACCGGCGGACGGTAATGGCGTGGGACGCTGTGGATTGGGCGGACCGACTGCCGGCAGGGACGGCGCGGGCGGCAGTGGTTCCGGTGCGTTGATCGCCGGTGCCGACGGTGCCCGCGTTGGCATCGTCGGAGGGTTTACAGGCGCCAGTGACGACGGCAGTGGCCGCGATGCAATCGGCTGGCTGATTTGTGGCGCGACTGGCGAAGGCGGCGGGCTGGGTTGCAGGCTGACCGCCGGTGGCGCAGGCATGGACGGCGATCTGATCGGCGCACTTACCGCCGGCGGCGAAGACTCCCTGGCGGCTGGCGGCAGCTTTGTGGAGAATTCCGGTTGCGACGTGGGCTCCCGGCTCGGCGTCGCGACTGGCGCGGGCGGCGTAAGCGATCGGGCGATCGCCATCAAGTCGCGCGGGAGGAATCGATCATTCGGCGGCGGCGGTGTGGCGGGCGCAGGCATGACAACCTGCACAACAGGCGGAGCGGGAGCAGTAGACGGAGGGGATGTCGCAGGTGACACGGCGATTGGCACGGCCGGCGGCGGGTGTGCCGGCGCCGCGGCTTGCGCATCGACCGGCTGCGAAGGGGCATCACGCGCTGTGTTGGCCGGCACCCGAAGCTCTGGAGCCGCGACGACGACCCGCGACTCGATGGAGGGCGGCGCTTTAGTAGATACAGATGTCTCCATCGGCGCTGGAGACGGAGGCGTAGGGAGCCGATCGGGTTTTGGTGGTACGAAGAGGGCTTCCGTTCGTGGTGTCTCAACAACCGGCTTCGATAGCCCAGCCTCGGCTGCCAGATTGCGAAGCATGACCAGTTTGGCCGTACTTTCGGCAACAGCGACGTCGAGCCGCGCCAGGTCCCGACGGATCGCCGCGATACCGTCAGAGACGCCGTCTTCCAGCGCGAGCGTAATCCCGATCGTATATGCGTCGATCATCTCATCAATCCGCGAGATGACGTCCGAGCGCAGCAGCTATCGAGGCGACAAGGTCATCAGCTGCATCCGCGGCCGTGGAAGCAAGGAACGGTCGCGGCGGATCTGTGCGGGTTCCAAGCTCCTGATCAACCGCCACATCACTCGACGAACCCACGACAGCGACTGCGCCATCGATGTCATGGCCGATCGAGGCACGCAATGCACCTGACTGCAGCCACGGAGCACTGTGGACCTGGCCAGGCAGCTCTGACAAGACGTCGACAACTCTGGCCTCGAGATCCTGAGTAGCTATTTCGAGTGCGTCGACGATCGCCTGACCGACATCGAGGTGGTCAAGCCGGGCTCCGGCGTCGCGCAAACCTCGGACGAGCATCATTCCTGACCCTTCCAGCGCATTGCCTGCCAATCGAAGATATGTCCCGCCAGAGTGCCGAGAACGACCACGTATGCAAGACGCTCGTCATCCGGCAAACTAAACGCCACGTCGAAGGGCACCCCGTTCCTGACCAAAAAAAGGCAGTCGATCAGGTCGGGGTGCCTACTCAGTTTCCCGCGTTGGCCGGCAGGTCGACAGGCTGCGGGGTATCGTCGGGTCGCAGGCCAGCAGCAACCGCGGCTATGCCCGTGTCCCCGAGGCGCGCGACCATTGCCTCGATCTGTTGCTCAGTCACTGGCGATGGAACAGGCACATCGTCGATCGCAACGACGGATGACGCCAAAAGCGCCATACCGAGCCATGGCTCGTTTTGGGCAAGGATGGGTCCAGCTGCTTTGAACAGCCGCAGCTTTTCAAGCGCATTCAGCCGCCGCAGCGTCAGCCGGGCACCGTCCGCCGTTGTCACCGTACGCTCCGACGCTGCTGCATAGACGATGCTGGATGCGGGTCCCATGGACTATCCTCCGTTAGATCCGCAAACGGCGGGAAGCGAAGAAATCAAGCTTCTGCTTGACGCTCGAGTCGCCTTTCCACTGGCCGGCGCTCGACAGACGGAACGTGACGCTGTCGTACTGGTAAGTTGACGTCGAGCCATCTGCCTCGGTGATGTACTGATACATCGTCCCTAGCACGGGTTGGCTGCCGTTGTAGTAAGACTGCTCGGTGGCCGATATGAAGTCGTCGGCCGCCGAATTCCCTCGTTCGATGTCGAAACTGCCCTCCCAGCCTTTCGGAAGCTCGGCGCCCATCTGCCTGCCGTCCAATCGGTCTACGCGGACGGATTGAGTAACCTGGCGTGCTTCGAAACCCGTGACGTGGGATAGGTCGATCCGACCAGAAGCCCCGATAACCACCAGTTGGGTGTCGCGGCCGACCGAAAAGTTGTTCAGTGCCATTGTCCGATCTCCTTACGACGTTTGCCCGCTCGGCAGCGTCTGGACCGAAACCTGCACGGTCTGGCCACCTTCGATGTTGACGATGAATTTCTCATTGATCGCCTGGTACTGCACCTGCGCGTCCGACTGGACATAGCCAAGGCCGGTCCGCGAAGGCGGGTTGTTAGAAGTATCGCAAACAACACTGAACGGCAGGCTGCCGTCAGTGCTACCAAGCAGACCCTGCCCGAGCATATTCTGTAGAAAGCTCAGCTGGGTCGACCGGATTTGCTGAAATAAGTTGGCGTTAATAACCCTACCGACATACTGACCCATCCCTGCCGCGAGCGTAGCCGCAATGTAGTTCGTCAGCCGCGTATAGTTGTCGCCGTCGATCGCCATGTTTGAGGATGAATTGTGTCCACCCCGAACACCCCAGTAGCTACCACCCGGCTGCGGATTAGCAATGACATCGATGCCAGCACTGAGCAAAACCGAAAGATCCGCCGACGAATAGCTGGTAGACTGTCCGGATCCTGGCAATCCTGATTTCTGGCTTCCCACAACGCCATAGAGCTGCTTATTCAGGCTGGACTGCTCAGGCGAAAGGTTGGCAAGGCGGCCCGCCACGAAACCCTGAGGCGAGACGAGGCGGATTGTGCCGTTGACTTGATCCGACCACCACAGCCAATCACCGAACATAAGCTTCGCAGCGTACGAATCGAGACCGACCTGCTGCTTCATGGTGACGGAATTGGCGATTGTATCGCCGGCGGGCCCTGTGAGCATCATGTAGATGCCTTCCTCGAGACCAAACCCGGCTTGTGTTGTATATTGTGTCGGGTCGTCCGCGTCCGCAAGCAACGCAATACCGCAGCCCTGCCCGCGTAGGGCATACATCCCATGCCTGGGCAGTATGTCCGACCCGATCAATGTCGCGGCGGTGACACTCGTCGCCCCGTCCGTACCAGGCGTCCCGCCGCCGAGACTGAGCGAGAAGGCAACCGGCGCAGCCGTCGTGCCATTTGCAGCCGCGACCACCAATTGAGATGGCCCACGCAGCAGTCCCTGACCCTGGTTTACCGCGGCTGCCAGGGCCGTCCAAAATGCCGCTCCTGTGCCGGAGATGTTGTCGTAAACTTCGGGGGCCAGACCAGGCAATGCCACCGTCAATCGCCAAGTGTTGGCCTGCGAACCGGCACCCATAGTCACGACTATCTGGTTACCTAACGAACCTGTATACAAGGCCGTAAAAATGAATGTCGTACTAGTAACGGCGGCCTGAGCCGCCGTATCCGTACCATTTGTTACTCGGACACAGCGAAAATTCTGGGCACCCTGCTGCACTGCAGTGGCAACCTGCGTCCCCATGTCGTACTTGCGCGCAATGATGGGGCCATAAGTCTGCGCATAGTCCGACATCGTCGCGACGATAACCGGCTGACCGACCGGCCCCCAGGACGCAGTGCCGACGACACCGACCACGTTGGTCGGAACACCGTTAACCACGAGATTCTGAGGAGGAACGATCTGCACATACAGATCCGGCACGACAAGCGCCGTGGTATTGATGCTGCCTTGCTGGACAATGGGCATGATTTAATCCTCCTTCTGCGATGGCGCGACGACGCGCACAACGTGGGCCGCCTGCTCACCGCGCAGGATCTCGGCGATGCGTACCTCATCGGTGACGGCATCGCCTCTGGTGAAGCCACCGAATGGCTTCACCACAACCAGATGCATTTTCATGATATCTCCAGTTACGCGATAAGATCCGTTGCGTTCAGATCGAGATTTCCAAACAGCATCGAAGGCTGCAATGCGCTTACCGTCGTTGCGTATTCAATGACATAAGTCAAATCGCGGCGATACAGGATGGCGTCCTGGGACTGATCAAAGACGGTACTGCCAGAAAATATAAGTCGCGCCGCGGTCCCATCCGGCAGAGTGATAAAGCGCATCGTGGCCAGTAAGGTATCGACCGCAGCCGCAGCGGCATCACGCAGCAACGGCGATGGGCACCAGAAAATGACTCGAAAACCTTGCGTCTGGCGACGGACTTCCATGAGACCAGAGGCATCGGCCACCACACGGGCCAGCAGATCTCCAGCGCCTTGGAATGTTAGCGTGGCATAAGATAGCTCCACGGTCCCATCCGTTCGTGCTAACGTCGCAATATTAGCCGCGACCGTCGACGGCGTATCGGTTGCCGTTGTCCGATAAGCGTAGCTACGCCCATCGACGCGTACGCCTGCAATCTGACCAATCGACGCGGTGCCGCCGAACGTCACCACGGGGCCAGCAACCATAACGGTAAGCTCCGGCGCAATCACGCCTGTTGCCCACTGGTCGGGATATCGCGTCGTGTTGCGCATCGCCTGACTGGCAGGAAAGATTGTGACGTTGATCCGCCCGGCCGCTAGATCTGCGTTCAATGCCGACGCCTTCGGCCATCCTCGATAGATGCGGCAAACCGGTCCAGGAACACTGCTGGCACCAATGCCGTTCGGATAAAGCGCCGCCGAAACGAGGGCAACGAGCTCCGTCTCCACGTCCGACTGGTCTGCCATCAGGTGCTCGACTGCTGAACTGTGATGCGCCAGCCAAGCGAACTGAGTTCAGCCGCCGCTACCGTAGCCTTACGCCCGAGATCGTCCTGCATTAGATCGGCCGGCAAAAGCACGACATCACCATAGGCCGGCATCAGTACCGTCCAAAACGGCACCGACTGATCGGACGGCAAGTCGGCGCTTGGCTGGCCAGAGCCACCGATACCAAGGACACTGGCGGGCCAGTTCGTGAGCAGGGGTGTATTGGTTTGTGCCGTGACGCCGCTGTACTCATTCACCCCGGTCACAGTCGGCGCATCAGGGCGCGAGAACGAAACGGTACGATCCGCCTTAACGCACAGTACCGGCAGCAAGTCCTGTTGCGCTGCGATGAACCAGATATTGTCGTTCTGTACTAGGTAGTCGCCAACCCGCGTGTATGCCGCGTCAAAGACACCATGCCACATCGCGGACCCGTAGCCATTCGGCTTCAAAAAGCGACTGTCGGTTCCACTGAAGGCCGCGTGCAGTCGAAGATAGCGGTTGCATGGGGAAATCGGTTCCGCGACACCCGACGGCCGATACGCATCGGTCATCAGACCGATATGTCTAGCCGCAATGTTGAGGCCCCAACGGATGCGATCCTGGATGTGTCCGAGCGACATTCAGACAACCAGCGTCACGCCAGAGGACGCCAGACCGGGGCCTGGCGGCAGCCCAAAAAACGAGCAAAGCCGACGGCGCCAATCATCGAAGAGGGCTGTACGATCGGCGACTTCCGCCCGATTGTGTGTCCATACCGCGGCCTGGTCGGTATCGAGGTTCTGCGCGGCCATCGGCACCGCCGCCTCCAACACATTGAGGTTCGACAAATAGCGCCGAACGACCGTCTCCTCCGCAGAAGAGAGGTTGTTCATGCGAAACTCAAGCAGCCCATAGGCCTGGTAGAAACGCCAGTTCTCAAAGCCTGCGGCCGTGCCACCATAGGCGGGATAGCCACAGAACCTGCGGATGTCCGTCTTTTCGGAGTCAAGGAACATCAGAGGTAAGACCCGTCTCCGCGAGTGAACAGCACAGTACCGGCGCCCGACACCAACATCACAGCGGCGTATGCAATGAGCGAGTTGACGCCGAGCATGACGCAAGTATTTGGAAGCACCGGCATATCTGCCGCAGTCGCGGCAACGTTCGCATCTGATCCAAATCGGACATATGCGAGCGACGCTGACAAATTGGTGACCACTACCGAATCCCCGCCGCCCGCTAGCGCGACATTCAGCGTGCCTTGGGTAGAAGACCAGGAAACCGTCCCAGCGGGACGGAATGGCATGATGGAGCCGTTGGCCATGACTGTTCCGTCCTATCTGACGATAGATATCGGTATCCGTGGATCGACGCGCGAGCGTCAGCCGACATGCTCGACCATGATGGCGCGCTTATAGGCCGCATTTGTCGCTGTTGGGACAGTCGATGAATTGGTTGTCGTGTCGGACGGAGTGCAGAACCCGCCGATCCAATACCAGGATTGCGCGATGATCTGCTGCAACCTGTCGATCGGTTCCCGAGTCACCATGGCAACGTCGTCGACGATAGTGACAATCGAATCGGCGGGCGCTACATCGTCGGCGGCCATGCCGGCAAAATCACCTTCGATGAGAGCCCCCTGACCACAGATAATCGGACGTCGCACGGTCAGCGTGGGAATCGTGGGATGGGTCTGCACGACGGCCTCAGTCGTTGGTACGAAGCGCAGGCCGAGGAAACTGTTGACCATCCCCTGGCGAAACACCTGATTCATCGACGTCGCGCCTTGAAAGAGCTGCTTGAAGTCGGGATCAGCGAAGAGCTGCCGTGCCGAAACCGGGTCGAGGTAACAATTGTATACGCCGTCGATCTCGGGTACCGCGTTGATCCGCAGCTTCGCTACAGCATCGAGGAGATTGCTCATGGTCAGCGTGTCGCCCGCCACAAGCTCGCTTGTGTTGCCGCGCTGCGAAGGTCGCACGATCACCGATGCCGTGGCAGCGGTAACGGTGTTTCCAGCTGTGCCATCGGCCACAGAGACACTTGCAGAAAATGTCAAAGCGCCGAATACGCCGTTAGGGGCGGTGGACGGCGTAGACGACTGTGCAACGGCACCAATAAGCGTATAGGTTTCACTACCGACGGTCACTAACATGGTGTTCGTTGCGCTGACCGGGGTCTGGACGCCATTCACGAAGACGTATTGGAAACCGCGTATATCGTCGACTGTGAGAGTCGCACTGGCGGACGTCAATGTGGTCGATACACGGGTGTTGCCACCGAAGTAGGCATTGAACAACGCATTGCGTGCGATTTCATCGAGGCTCCGTCCAGCCTGCTCGCCATTGACATAAGCATTCTGCAGGAACTGGCTTGCGATACCGACACGGCTCGTCACCATGTTGAGGTCAGTCGTCGCGGCGTAGTGATTGATCGACAGAGTATACTGCTCAACACCCCAGCTCGTCGGCGTCAGACCGTTGTCGAGATTGGTATTGGTGGCTGGCGCCAACGGCGTCGTCACGGTTGGCTTCAGGCCTGCGCGCGTCTTGGTGAGCGTTTCACCGATCCCGACCGCCACAGTCTCGCGGTCCGCGCAGGCCCGATACCCGAGACGCGACCGTAGGGCCTGCTGGAATTCGCGCTCCAGGAAGCCCTGCTGGATGATCGGCTGCAGCGCGGCCGGGAAATTCTGAATGGGCATGTCGGGTGTATCTCCTTCGGATCAAAGGTTCGTCTGGGTTCGTGCAATTAGCGCCGATGCTTGAGAATCGCAGCTCGGGCGATGCGGTATTCCGCATCGGTCATATCGGTTGCCAGTTTCTGTTTGGCAGGTAATACAGGAGGTGGACTGGATGAGCTCGATGAGGACTGAGAAGACGAAGCAAACAGCCAAGGCTTGCTTTTCCGCAGTTCATGCATCAGCGTCGCTGCACCTTCGACCTCACCCCGCTCGTTAAGCTTGAGGGCAGGCAGATCGATCAGGCGAAGTCCGTCCAGGTCGATCATGCCAGCGCGAACTGCCTCGGCTTTGAGCTCTGCTCGCGCCAGACGGCCTTCGGTATGGCGCTGTAATTCCGTCAGCTGGCGCTCCAGCGAGTCCGCTCGCGCACGAAGTTCGGCTACGACCGCCACGTTAGGATCTTCGTGTGGTGGCTCGGGAGAATTCGACATCAGGCCGTCCTTTCCGCCTTCTCATCAGAGGCAATGCGGGTGAGTTCTTCAGCGACATCAGCGATGTCGTAAGTATCGGCTATGGATTTCACTGCAGTCTCACGACTGATCTGGCCAGCGGCCGCAAGTGTCGAAAGTGTTTGCGCGTCCTTCTGGCGATCGTCAGCGGTCGGCGCGTACCAGCGCGGCCATTTGAGCGAGAGCCGCGCCGTGACATCCAAAGCGGGCGTGGGTTGCCCCATCACTGTGAGGGGATACGTCTCGGCAGCACGCAAAATCATACGGGCGAGTTGCAGAAGAGCGCCCTCGCCGTAGCTGATTCGTAGGTTATCCGCGAGCCAGATCAGCCCTTGATTCAGCAGTTCGAGCGCGCGGCCGGATTGTGCTGCCGACAACCTGTCCGCATTGGCACGATTTCCATGAACGCTTTCCAACGCGAATTCGCGTAGCGTTCGGACATACTCAATAACTGCCGCTGAAGCAGTTCCGCCGATTTCGAGCAATTTCGCGTCGCCGTTTTCCTGGACCACGAGGGCATTGCCGGCACCCTTTACGATCTGGCTGTCGGTGGACGCGGGCTCCTTAATCAGTAACGTCGGGTCACTGCTATATTTGAGTCCGCGACCCGCCTGGCTAAGCTGGTAATCGATCTCGATCTGCGTTTCGATCGCCGCACGAAAGGTGCAGGCCCCGTCATCGGTGCTACCCGTGGATGATAACCCGGGCAGGTTGCGGACCCACACGAGTGGCACAAACCCGAGATTGTGCTGCACGCTCCGCAGATCGTCGACGATGGGATTTGCCGCGACACCGACGGGCGACGGGGCAAACCATGTCTCGCTAAAGCGGTCCCAGGTCCTGGTGAACCAAAAGTCGCCTTCTGGGTCGTCTAGATCATCATAGCCTGCGGCAACCAGCACTGAGCCCGCCACCTTGTAGCGTTCGGTCACCGATGTCAGCGTATCCGGCTCGTCGATAGCCCATGTTGGCGTGAGGTAAGCGGTATCGAGCACCGTCACGAATACGCGGCCGCGCAGGACTCGCAGGAGCAAGACAATCGATCCAACCGAACCGCGAATTGCCGCATCGGTCATCACCTGATTGAGCCGCGCCTCCCTGACGATATCCGCCAGCACCCCGCGCGTATCCGCATCGGTACAGTCAATGGTGGGGAAGTGTCCCTCGCTAAAAAGCAGAGAAACGCTGTCTTCGACGACCACCCGGCACAGCGCGTAGCGCACCGAAGGCCGCCGATTGCGCAGTGGAATATAGTCGCCTCCCGCACCACGCTCTTCGTGGAACTGGTAGGGCAGGACATCGTAGAGACTACCATCTAGTACCCGTCTCAGGATGCCGAGCGTGCGTGTCCGTGGCGAGTAATCGCTATCGCGCGGGATCAAATCGCAGATCGTCTCGAACATTCGGTGTCCTGGAGGCAGGGGGGCGCAATGTCTTGCGGAAGCGGGCGGCTGGCTCCGCTGGCGCAGTCCGGACTCAACGGGCCACGAAATTCACATTGAGGCGCCTGGCCGGAACGCCGGTAGGAGCAAGTCGTGCAAATGCTCGCGACAGGGCATCGACCTGGTCGTCCTTTCGACCCTGCGGGAATTCGCGCAGCTCTTCGATGAATGGAACATTCCAATCGGCACGAACGATGGCAATGTTGCCAGCTTCGATTTGCGCGGCGACAGGCGTGGCGCGGACAATTTTCGAACCAGTCTCTGGCGATACAAAGACCTGGAAGCCGGCCAGTTGCGCTACATATGACGAAGCAACGACTTTTCCAGCCGATCCTGGATCCTGCGGAAGACACACCAGCACGTTCGGCCCGTCACGGCGGGCGGTGTCGACGAGCGCGCATTCGACCTGCCACGCGGTGCCACGCAATCGAACTACATCCAGGACCACGAAGCGGCCTTCCGAATCCCGAAGCAGCTTCAGGCCGACGGTCCAGTCAGGATCGTTGTCGTCGGCCTTCGATGTGGCGGCAAGATCCCATGCTCGGACCGGGCGTGCCGTTCCGAACTGAGGCGGAACGTCTAGGATCAGCAGGTGCTTTACTTTAAACAGTCCGCCTTCCTGCGGACGGGGCGATTGCTGAAACAAGGCGGACCACGCCCGCTCACCGATCATTTCGCGCTTACGAAGCAACGCGCCCGCGTCTTCCCACTCCGGCCAGAGCGGCGCGCCGACCGGACGGTGCAAGGGGTCGTTCGCCTCCGCCAGTGCGGGCAGCCGTAAAATGCGCCATTGCGCCCCACTCTGGGAGAGCAGCCGCCCGCCGAGGTCGTCCTCGTTCCACCGCGTCATTACAAGTATGATGCGGCCCGCAGGTGTCAGCCTCGTGAGCAAGTCGAAGCGATACCAGTTCCATGCGAGTTCGCGGGCTGCCGAACTGTCTGCATCGGCCTGAGATTTCACAGGATCGTCGATGATAATGAGATCAGCCCGACGACCGGCAATCGACCCGCGGAGACCGGTGGCAAAATATTGACCACCAGTAGACAGTCTCCATCGGTGCGCTGCCCGGTTGTCCGCCGAGATTCCGGTGCCCAATGGGACACCATCATCGGCTACGAGGCTACGCACCTGTCGGCTGAAATGTTCCGCCAGGCCAGCGGTGTGGGAGGCAGCGATGACCGAGCTGGAAGGATGTCGGGCAAACCACCAAGCTGGAAATATCACCGATGTATAGGTCGACTTGCCGGCCCCTGGGGGCATCAAAACGATCAATCGATCGCTCCGTCCGGCGGCAACGGCTTCAAGTTCGGCCAGCAAAAGGCGATGATGCGCGGCGGGCACCTGTTGGGAAAGCGCCAGAACCTGACCCGCCCAGTCGGTCAACCCGACTCTGATCGACCCACGGCGATCGATTTCCGACGATAAGGTAGACTCGTCAGTTCGTGGGCTCGGCATCGTTCAGGCGGCTCACTTCTCTGCGCGGCTGAACGACATGACGATTGGATGTCTTGAGGCAGCAGCACGTCGCGACGGCGCCCGATCGCATCGGCTTCCGCGCGGTCATGGTCCGCGCACTCCGTCATCGGCGCCGCGACGAGGACTGCGACCGCGGGGCGGAGATGCATCGATCAGTGGCTTGGGTCATGGCAGAATGCACTGCCGCGCTGCGGCGCCGGCGGGCATAACTCGCCATCATGCTGGGAAACTTACTTCATTCTGGGGCGAGTGGGCAAGGCTTTTTTTCGTATGTCTCGGTTTTTTTTCTTCGGATGCCTGGTCCTCGCTTTGCCCGGCTGCCATAACGAGGCGGCCGACGCGCTGCAATCGGGAACCGTAATTGGCCTGGTCGGCTTCGAAGGCCGTTGGGCCGGCCCGGTGACGCCGTCGAACAACGGCTGCGGTCAGGTGACAAAGGGCCAGATGTCGGTCGAGCGAAAGACATTCGCCTTTGACCCATTCCAAGGCACGACTGTTATCGACGGCACAGTGTCAGGCAACGGCGCTCTGAACGGGACCCTCTCACGTCCGATGAACGGACAGCAGGCTGTCTCGATCAGCTTTTCCGGCATCGTGACGCGACACGACGATGGAGCGGAAACCATCGACGGACAGCTTGAATCGGGCCGCTGCAGATGGACGGTAATTCTGAAGCGCGGGTAA